TCATTCTGCCGACGGTAAACGAAGAAAGCGAACCAATGTCAAGACCTGAAGTATTAAGTAGATAACCGTCATTCGACCCATCAAACTCAACCGCAGGCTTCCCGTTCTCCGTCACCACGCCCGTCGTGCCGTCGTAAATCTTCGGCATACTCGCCGTCGTCGTTTGCGCCGCGTCGTTCGTGTTGCCTGATTGGTCGTACCACTTCGATACGAACCCGTCGTTACTTCCGCAATGCGTAGCTAAAGCCGTAGTGTCAAGCTCCCCATCTGCAAATCCGATGTCAGCATACGAAGTGCCGTTGTAAACTTCGACCGCATCGCCTGAGTAGGTGCTGGATAGTAAACGCAAGGAATAAGCCGCCGCCGAGCCTGTGTATGTGTCAAGTAATAACGTAGCTGGCGCAACATCCTCCCACGTTTGTTTCAGGCTTATCGGTACAGTGCCGCCTGTGCGTGCTTTGAGGTATGCCAATAGCGTCGCCTTTGCCGTAGCGTATGCCGTGTCGTCGGCGATGTCAGCGAACTGCGTCCAATCACCTGACGTGTCGGGGTCAGCCTGCGCTTTCTCAGCGTACCACAACTTGCGCCGAATCACATTGCCCGCGCTTGGCGTGTCGCTTGATGCTGATTCGCTTAAGCCGTCGCCGTCAGCTTGCGCCGTATAGTACAGCTCGACCGTTTCCGTAGCGCCTGAACGTAGCGTGCCCGCTTCCGTATCGTACCGCTGATGGTACTGCACGTCAACGGCAATGTCAGCCCACTCTACGTCGTAATCCGTCCCCGTGCTTTTCACGAGGGCTTGCCCCGTCGTACCTCCTGCAATGAGAGAAACCTTCGCGTTGTTTGCTGTAATGTCGTCAGCTTGTTGGGTGGTTATGCCAACCTTTGCCGTGTTTGCTGCTACGTCGGTATTGTTTGATACCTCGGTGTCAAAGTCGCTGATCGTACTCGCCGCCTGCGTTCCTGTGTGGTTTGCTCGGTCAAGTAAAAAAGCGTCCGTTTCGTTCGCAGTTGCAGAGGGAGCAACACCCTCCAATTTCGTGCGTTCATCATCGGTAATAATCGCACCGCTGCCCGCGCTCGTTACATCCGTCAAATCAGTAACGCTGGTGGGTATGTCCTCCGCTCGACCTAAAACGCCGCTTGTACTTGGTAATATGATTGTGGTGTCTTGCGTAGCGCCTGAGTTGGGGCGTATCCATTGAGTAAAATTGCCGTACTCGAATTTAAAGTAAGTGCCAAACTTTACAAGTAGGTCAGCTACATTGGCCGTGCTTGATCCGTCCAAATGCAGCGCAGTAAACGCTGTGTCACCATCCGCGTCAGTCGCTACAACAAACTCAATATCACCGGGTGACGTTTCGGTCAACACGACCTTGGTTTTCCCTGTCTGTACGGTTGCCTTCGTTTGCTCTAGCTTTAACTCGCTCTCCGTGCCTGCGCCGTTTTTGACCGTTGTCTCTAAGCCTTTTCTAAACTCATCGAAGAGAGCAGTTGTGCGACCGTCTTTTACCCAACGCTGCAGACCGTCGTCCCATCGGATACTTTGACCCTCGAACGGGTTGGTAATTTGTACGTCGTCTAAAGCCACTAGCGTCGAAGCTCCGCCCGTATCTAAAGTAACTACGCCGTCTCCATCGTCCGTAAGTGTGCCGTTGGTTACTTTGATTGTGCGCACCGAAAGAACGTCCGTAGATCCGTCCTGCGTCAACATTCGGAGGATGCCCCTTCGCGCGTATGCTACTTCGTCTCCACCTTCGGGGCTTACCCCGTCGATAGGTGCGTTACAAGCGTCCCACTCGTAAGGGATCGCCACGGACAAATCCAAGAGAACGCCGGAGAGTACGTTCTTCGTCTCTTCCTCCAGGGGTGTAGTCGTGGCGTTTACTACTTCATAATCCTGAGCAAAGAGGAAGATGTTCCCGCCGTTTTTAATGTCCGCAATAATATCCTCTGCGCATTGCTCCGCATCGCTAACCACCTCCTTTTGACGGTCGGTCTTCTTCGTCTTATCGGCTGGCACGTCGAGGATATATACCTCGAGGTTATAGGTCTTCGTTCCTGCGTCGTATGTAGCTCCCGTATATACGAGATGCATAAGCGGAAACGAAGTAAACTTCGAGAGGTCTACGTCATCGGGTGACCCAAACGAAAACGACTTCACAAAGAAGTGCGCATCCGCAAATACCTTGAACCTTTCGACTATGTTATTGAACGTGATCATGTGCGAGCTTGTCTTTTAAATAGCTGAGATGTTGGAAGACGACTTGAATAGGGAGTTCCGTAACCTTGTCCATCTTGAGGAGGTCTTCTCCTGCGAGGGCGTGGAGGACGTGATACCACCCCCATTTTTCGCCGACCGGATCGCTGCCTCCGCTACCTCCAGTAAAGAGGACTTCATATCGAGCAGCAGTTCGTTTCTGGTAGTCCAAAAAAAAAGCAACGTACCGGATACGAGGTCTGCGGGCATCTCTTCAAATATCGAAGCGTCTTCTTTGGCGGTGTATTTCTTTACCTCGTATTTCTCCCCGAGTTCGTAGGTTACTTCCCGGAAGAGAACCGACATTACTTTGTGCGCGTTCTTCCAAAAGTCCTCGAGGTAGTTTTCCAGGTCGATCCATTCGCCCGCCGTGAAAGCATCCCAATCGGGAACGAATCCGAATCGTTTTCCGTCCATCTCAACCACTTTCTCGAAGCGTGCGGTCTCTTGGGTAAGGAGTTGGTCTATATGCGCTCCTGCGGCTTCTATGAGCTTCTGCGGCATGGTACGCAGTTTGTCCACGCTCTTGCCCGTGCAAGCGGAGATCCGTTCGAGTTGGTTCTCGCTTGTCATCATTACTTGCAGTTCCCCGAGCGTGAGGTCTGACCATCGGTGAGGGAGGCGTAATTCCATCGTTTAAATAACTTGGTTTGTTCGGTTTCCTTATCCCTTACGAAACGGGTTTGCGTGAATCGTGCGTGGAATTTGCGTGTTTACGGGAATTTTACGGGTCGCCCGTATTTTACCCGATTGCGTAGCTCCCGAAGTTCGGGTTGGTTTGGTTGAAGGTAATCGCATACCGCATAGCGTCGATAGCGTGGTTAAATTGGTCTACGGGTTCATTCAGTTGCTTGCCGTTCTTATCCTCCTTCCATTTGTAGTTGCGAAGCTCTTTGATAAGGTTCACACTCCGCGCCGTGACAAGTAGCGGGCGCGAATGGAGGAACTGGATTCCGCTTCTAACCGAATCGCGTCCCTTTCTTGCTCCGTGAGTATTGAATCCGTGGCCGTGTATCTCGTCGATGCTCTTTGGTTCAGCGGAGTCACACACGACAACATCCGATCTATCGACGTTATTATCTCGGAGCATTTGTGCGATATTGCTATTAGTGAGGCGCGTTGCGTAGCAGAGTTCGTCGACTGCGAAGCCGTGGCCGTCGGTGTATACTCTGACGATCGCGGTGGGGTCGTTCGTATATCCGAAGTCGAGCCCGATGTTGAGGAGTTTAAATTCATTTGGTATTTGGTCTATTTCTTTCCAATGGGTGAAGATGGTTGCCCGGCTTGTTCCTCGCTCTCCGAGTCCGTACACCCTCCAGAAGTTTTCATCTGCTTCTTTGAAGCGTTCAATCTCCAGGAGTACACTTTGCGGGAGGAAGGGGTTATCCTTGTACGTCGTTTTAAAGAAGTCGCAGTCATCGCGGTTTGGTAAGTCGTAAAGCCAATGGAATTCGTCGGAGGGGTTGAAATCGACAATGATTCTCCCCGTGGTTCTTAGGATAAGTTGCCGCCAATCTTCGAGGGTTATCTCGTTGGCCTCGTTGATAAAGAGAACATCGCGCTTTCGCCCTCGCACCTTCTGCGGTTGATCCACCGAAATAAACTCCACGAGGTTTCCCCATAGCTGGTAGGTGGCTTCCGATTTGTTGTGAAGCTCGACGTTATACACGTCCTCATTTTCGAGTATCTCGAAGAAGTCCCGCATGGCTGTAGCACGGAGGGCGGGGAATGTCTTCCGGCAAATGGTTACTACGAGGCCGGAGTTCTTGTGGCATAGCTCTATGAGGCTTTGAAGTATCGAATACGTCTTGCCGGATCGCGTCCCGCCTTGGTGTACCTGGATGCGCTTCTTTGAGTTCCTTACGTGGTAATATGTGGCGGGTAGTTTCAATACGGCCTCGGGTACTTTCTTCCGTGTTCCTTCTCCCGGCGCTGAATCTCAAGTTCAACCGTCTTCTTTTCTTCGCCTTGACTCTTGCGGAGGAGTCCTAATAAACCGGGGATGCTGTATGCGTGTAGTTTCATCGTTGTTTGTTTCCCCAAATATAAAAATTATTTTTCATCCAACCACGAGAGGGGCTTTTTCTCTTGTACCTCTATCTCTTGCCGTTCTATGTATCCGCGCTTCTTGCCTTTGGTCTTTAGAAAGAAGATGGTAGCTGCGGGGTTGCCTTCTTTTACGAGCTTGTAGAGGTGGCTTTCTGCGAAGTCGAGAACGCCGTCCTGGATGGAGTTTACCGCGCTCTTATATTCTTCGTCTGCCTTGAGCCATGCGTAATGGGTGGAGCGGTCGATACCTACCATCTTCGCAGCGGTCGATACGATACCGAGTGACTTCTCCAAGGCTTCCAACATAGCCTCTTTTTTGGTGTTGGATTTGTTGTGTTTTACGGCTTCCATAGCTCCGCCTTTTTACCTGTGAAGTCCTCCCATCGTTTTACGATAACATCGCAATATTTAGGATCTAATTCCATTCCGTAGCATTTGCGCGCTGTTTTCTCCGCTGCTATTAGAGTTGTACCCGAACCGAGAAAGGGGTCGACCACTATCCCCTCCGTCCATTGAATTACCTCTTCCAAAAGCTCCACGGGTTTCTGTGTAGGGTGTAGGTTGTTTCCAGTGCGGTCGTGTTGCACCACGTCCGTTGGTCTTTTGTTCGGCCATTTATGGTTTTTGCCTGCATAAAAAGCGCAGACCTCGGTTTGTCTTGCGTGTTCGTGTTCTAAGTCGCCCATAGACCAGTTATTTTTCACCCACGTTATTACGCTTTTTGGGTGCGGTATACTTCCTAAATTATCCCATCTACACCAAACGTATCGGGCAAAGTTTACTGGCCATGAGCACGCAGTGTGAAGGCATTTATCGTCCCCGTCATTTTCAATTACGCGATGCTTATCTTTTCTATGATTGCTCTGAAAAGCCATGCCGTAAGGGGGGTCTGTAACAAGTGAATCCGCCTTCTCTCCGTTCATTAGCTTCTCCACGTCCTCCGCTTTTGTAGAGTCCCCACAAAGCAAACGATGCTCCCCCAAGATATACAAGTCTCCGAGTTTGGTCTTCGGTTCTTCCGGTACTTCGGGTACTTCGTCGGGATCGGTGAGGCCTTCGGTCGGTTCTTCGTCCGGAGTCCAAACGTCAAGCCCCCATTCTTCTAACTCCACAGCATCCCATTCGTTCGCTAGAATATCCCAATCCCATTCCCCGAATCCGACGTTATCTTTTACAATAAACTCCTTCGCCTTGCTTTCTTCCCACGAAGCGACGTAAACAGGTGCCTCGGTCAATCCTGCGGCCTTGCAAGCCTTCAGGCGCATATTACCCCCGAGTACAATCATATCGGGGTTTACGACTATGGGCCGCGCTTCGAGCATCTCCGGGAAGGTCTGAATGCTTCGAACCAGTTTCTCGAACTTGTCCTCTTTAATTGTCCGAGGGTTGTTCGGGTTCTCCCGGATCTCCGAGAGCTTCGTGCGCTTGAACGATAACGGCCTCGAGGGTGTGGAGGAATTCGGCATTATGTACGGCTAAAGTTAAGAGGAGGGTTGCGGGGTCTTGCCCTACGTGTAAACGCACTACTTCGGCGTTCTCCGTAATAAGTAGAAAGTTCTTTGCGTGGAGGAGGGCTTTACGTGCGTTTCTCATGGGTGCAATATACGGCCTTCAACATCTCGTGCAATGGTTTCGAGCCATTCGCGGTCGTAGTGGGTCATATTGTGTTCCCTTCGGTGCAGCATCCGGAGTCCTGCCGTTTGTCCGATCGTGTCGAAGTATTGCTTCTCTTCGAACTTCTCTTTCTTGGGTTGCTTCATGAACTCGCGGATGTTGTGCGCAATCTCTGCGCGTTCTTCTTTGGTGTAGCTCATTGCCCCGTTTCTTCTTTCCAAATGATGGAACAAACTGCAATGCGTTGCTCTGCATCGGGAAACTCCCGCTTTGTAATTACGTGGTTAATACAGCGGTGCATGAATTGGTAGCGGTTTTCGCTTTTTTCAGGTTTTGGGAGTGGCATCTTTCAATAGTTGTTTTAGTTCGTTAAACATCCTCCGGTTACACGAGGAGCATTGCGAAGCTTGCGTATTCGTTCCGGTGGCTTTTGAGTACAGTTCGGCGAGGTCGCCGTTCGTAGCGTCTTTAGGGTTCTCGATTAGTTCGCGGATCTTGTCCAGGAGTTCCGCGTTTATCTCTGCCTCCCATTTATCCAATGGGCACGAGGCTACCTTTAACCGTGTCTTCGTGGGCATATGGCAGCCGCAGAGTTTGGAGTCGGTGAAGGCTTCGGTTACGAGAGGGCCGCAACTCTTCGTGGATTGTACGAAGTGTTCGCAGCCTTGACAAATGGCGAGGCGGTCACTCCTTTTCTGTCCGGTTACGAAGAACATCTTTCAGGGTTTTTCTTGTGACGTGTAGTGAGCGATATAAGGTAGACTCTCCAATCCCACTTCGTCGAGATATTTCTGCCATGTTCCATCCGTTGAGATATAGTCCGAATACAGTTCGATCGAACCAGCTGAGACGGTCGAGAATGAGTTGGAGTTGTTCGCGCTGGATGGCTTTGCTCCAGTCGCTTTCGCTTGTTTGTTCTGTTTGTTCATGGTCGTTTGTTTTATACAGTTCCTTAAATTTTCCGCGTGTCGCTTCGAAGTACATAGCCTTCACAAAGTAGCCGAAGGGGTTCTCCATATATCGCTTATCAATGCACCGGAGATAGACGTGGTGAACAAGGTCGCCCGGATCCTCCGTCCATCGTTCGGCAACGCGGAGGAGTTTTGAATAGTTCCGTGTTAGGAACCTATTCCAATCCTCTTTGCGCCTTGATTTCATTTACTTTCCTTCGATAGTATCTGCACTTCTCCTCGAGTTCTTCCACCGTCCATTTCTTGTTCTGGTTGCTCTTGAGAAGGATAGCTTGCGCCGTTCCTTCGCCATGTATTTCGTCGAGCTTCTTTCCAAAAACGTATTGCTGGCCTCCGGTCATGTTACATTGCTTGCATTGAAAAGCGACGTTTATCTCATCCCATCGCGTGGCCAGCTTCGCCCGGGTGATAAAGTGTCCGCAGTCTACTTCCTTATAATGCCTCAACCGTCCGCAGGTAAAGCACTCACCCCAGCCTTCTTCGTTTGATCCTTTGAGGCGGATATACGTCGAAAAGATGGAATCAAGTTTCGCTTTCGTCTTCGCTATTCCCATTCGATAGACAATAAATCTTGAATCCGTACCCCGCGGATCATTTCATCCGCTTCAATTATGGAGAGTTCCATTTTATGCAGGGGCTCTACTTTTATTAAAATGTCGGAATAATACGGCCATTTTAGCCCCCTCTCTACAAAAACATCTTTGATTGTACAGGGAATCATATTTTCATCGCTTGAAAACACGCATTCTTTGCCGATAAGGTCTTCTATTTTTTCAGTCGTTGTCATTCTTTCCCGGTATCAAAAAAGGATTGTTCTTCATTCTCCAAGCGAGCTTTGCGGCTTCTGCATCGTATTCGGGGACGTTGCTAGGGTTGTCCGTTCCTCGGTATATTACCTCGTTTTGACGCTCCAGGATTGGGGCGCGTTCCTCTTCGTGCTTGGTGATGCACTCTCGGAATTCCGCGATCTTCAACCGCTCGTAATATTTGCCGTAGTGCCCCGTTATCATGCGCTGACAAATTAACTTCAATTCCTCCAATTTCAAAACAGGGAAAATCTCAAATATCATTTCTGCGCAAAGGGCGATGTCTTCGAAGCTCGAGAGCGTCTTCTTTGCGTCTATGGAGTCCACCGTGGTCTTGATCATTGAGACGACAGCCGCGCGGGTTTCTTCCGGCATAACACGAAGCGCGGTTTTAATGTTGGTGCCTTGCTCCCAACACTCCTGGGGCGTGTATTTAAATAATCCCGTTTTTGAGATAGTTATTAAACTCATCTCGGCTCGGGCCTTTTGGACTTGCCTTCTTTGGTCGAGGGAAGATTCCTTGCCACTGGTTCGCGATAGCGAGTTGTATGGCTTCGATTGCTTGTTGTTCATCTCCGTTTGTTTCGTTGTGTAGTTTGTGGAGCGCGGCTAATTCTCCGCGCCGGGTGTACTTCTTAATCTTTCGTTCTCTGCGGTCTTCTTTCCATTCCCCCCAAATATGGGAAAACGTTTCTGAAGTCCAAGGAAGAACGATAGGCTCTTCTTTCTTTACTTGTTCTTTACTCTTCTCTTTACTATAGTCTTTACTCTGCGCAACTGTAGTTGCTTTTACTTGCAACTGTGGTTGCAACTTTTGCAACGATTGTTGCTTCTTTTGCAACTGTAGTTGCTTGTTCCAATCGTTGCTTGCAACAGTTGTTGCTTCTACGAGTACGGTCATTTTCCGCTTATGTCCGTAACCCTCGCAAGCTAAGTAATTGGTTTCACAGAGGTCTTTGCGCATCTTTCGAATATATTGAGGCGTGCAAACGAGTTGCTCCGCTAAGAACTCATCACCCGCCCAACACGCGCCGTCCTTTTGGCTAAGGTTGTGAATCTTCGCCAGGAGTATTCTTTGCATCGGTGATAGGTCTGCACATTCCCAAATTTCGAACGGGATCCAAATACCTCGGGTATCCTTCTCCATCATTGAGGCATTGTAATTCTTCGAACGCGGTCAATCTCCAATTCTTGCTTCACGATGTATTCTCGATAAAATGCGAGTATCTCACGTACGAATTCCCCGTCTGAACTGAACCCTTGTAGGGAGTTCGTGCGAATCCAATCCTTTTCCTCTTCCGTAAGTCGGAGGGTTATACTTTTCGATAGCTGATAATTTCGTTTCATTCTCATGTTACAAATGTACTCAATTTGTAAGACAATACAAAGGAAAAAAAAGGGGGCTAAAGCGCCCCCTCTTTCTCACAATCCATAACTTCAAGAACGATTTCCGCGTAGGTGGCTCCGGTTTGATCGCTTATCTCGGGGATGTGTTTAAGCATATTCCGAGGGCGCAAACTACACCAGCTTCGCACCGTTGCCCCGGTCACGTCCAGTTGATACGCGGCCTTCTCGAGTGATCCGTAGTTCCTGACGAGAAACAATTTAATATTATTCATAACGTTCAAATTTGAATGCGCCCCAGAGGAACGACTTCTTAACTACTACCCGCTTCTTACGAATGCCCGTAGACGCATTTTGAGGGGTCTTCCTTGCGTTAACTACGTCCGCGATAGGTGTTACCTTATCGAAGAGATTTGGTTGCTTTAAAACCCATTTTTTACCGTCGAACTTGTACGAGCGTTTGATAATCTGCCAACGGTTCGACATACTCTTTTTATCGCGGTTGCGAATCGGAGTCAATTTCTGCCATTGGATTTGGCCTGTCTTCCCGAGGTGCTGGTTGATTCTACGCAGCAACAAAGCCTCTTCCGCCTTGGTATATGCTCGCCCTATCATAGCTTCGAGATTAAGGTGTCCCGTAACTTCAAGAGCCATTCCGCCGCCTCGACAATCTTCTCCGGATCGCTCTCCTGGTTGATAGCGTGACCAATTGCCCACGATGCGTCGATGCGCTTCTGTATGTCGGGGCTTTGTCCGCCGCCTTGGTTAGGTGTGAACCCCGGCTTCGTCAGCTTCATACGCGGCCCCCACTTACTCGGGGTAACTTCGTACTCTACTTCGTCGCCGACGTTCCAGCGGTCTATGGTCTTTGCGGATACTTCTCCGTTTGTACCGTCTTCGAGTCCAATCTCGAACTTAAACATAAGGCCGTTCCGACCTTCATACGTGCCATTCGGTTGAATGGTCTTTACTTTACTAATTCCCATTTGTTTGGTTTTATGGGGTTAAACATTTCGATTTGTAAAGGAGCGGATAAGATCCGCGCTGAAGTTGTCAATCAATCGGCGGAAGCGTTGCTCCTCTCGGAGTTCTTCTTGCCATTGGTTAAAATTCTGCGTTGGCTGCACGTGAACGCTGCTCTTAACGCATACGGGCCTTGCCCATTGCTTTTCGTTTGAATTCATTGTTTATGTATCGTTCGAGGTTCGTAATTGAGGACTGGACTTCAAAGAGGAGGCGGTCTATGTCTTCGCCGGCGTACTCTTCCTGTGCCCAAGCGTAGTATTTCTGTACGTCTTCTTTTAGTTGGTTCATAGGATACGGGTTTGAATGTCGTTCTTCAATTTACGCATATCAATATCCAGGTAGTCCGTTACGTGGATCTCTGAAATATCAATTTTACTTGCTCCCCCTCGACAGAGAAAGACGCGCTCAATATCGATAGGCGTAAAGCGTGGGCCGTTAATCTCGGTGTTCTTGCCCGACCCTTCCAGCGTGAGTTGGTCGTATGCCTTGCGGCGGAAGTAGACCTCAAGAGTCATCGAGTCGATGAGGTCAACGTGGATTGATTCAAGTATTTGTTCCATTGTTTAAATCGTTTGTTGAGGCAATGTTCAAACAAAAATCCCTTAAATCCAAATTTTCTTTTAAAATGTCAAAAAAAAGAGGGAAGCCCCGTTGAGCCTCCCTCCCTGTACAAACGATGTAAAACAACAGCTGAACCTGTAACAGCCCTCTAATATACTCTACTTCTGGGAAGAACCAAAGTAATAGTTAACGACTTGCCCCACGAGCGTACCTTCTGCAAAACCCAGAATATGGAAGAAGATCTCCTTGTCCTCTACCCCGGACTTCGCCCAAATCACCATAGTAATTCCAATAACCATCGCGGCAATACCGACAAAGGACTGCATCCAATCCCGCTTGTTGAGGGTCTTCGTTATTTCTATCTCTCGGTTCCTTGCGTTGGCGCGATCCGCGTTGGCAAACTCCGCAAGCATGAGCCGCGCTTTCTCTTTTTCCTCTTCGCTCTCCGTACTCGCGTCAATTAATGCGCCTATAGCCTTTAAAGCATCGCCCCCGGGCACCACCTCCCCGATAACCTCGAAAGCCTTTGGAGCTTTGTTTCTAAACCATTCTCCTAATTTGGTATCCTTGAGTTTCTTTTTCATAGTTCCATCAATACGTTAAAGGCGGTATGTCCGCCAATTACCACCCCGCACCCAATCGCTTGCTTTTTAAAGTGCTTCGCATACCCTGCGGCGTAGCTGTTGCGGTCGATACCACACCCGACCTGCATACCGAAGAGTTTAAAGTTGTTCCCGACCATCCACTCAACGTAGGCTTGTGTGTGGATGTGGCCTTGCACCGTGGATTGAAAGTCGTTCTTCGCTTTGGTTCGTGCCGTGCCCCCCTCCCCATGTACGTATTGAACCCCGTCGTACTCGATACGCTCGACCCAATTCCACGAAGTACCGAGTACCTCGTTGTAGTCCTTTATCCATTCCTTCGGTACAGATGAAGTAAACGCCTTCCGCATGATAATACGGTCGTGGTTGCCTATGATAACATCCGCCTCGGGGAAGGCCTCCGACCAAGCTTCTACGTGTTCAATGGCTTGTGCGAGTTCATACGCTCCGCCCATCCCGTTGGGATCGGTTTCGTGGTAGCTAGAGTAGTGGTTGTCGATTATGTCGCCAATGAAAACGACTTGGTTACAGAGGTGGCGTTCGTAGGTGTCTACGCAAAACTCGAGATAACCGTCTAACTCGAACGGACAATGCAAATCGCCAATTACGAGAATCCGCCGTTCTTTACTCTTCAGGTTTTGAAGGGCTTTGAACTGGCGAGAGGTGAGGCGGGGACGTGGCATTTAATAAACCCAGATGCGGTGTTGCGGTTTGTTTGTGTCGAGGTCGACATGTATGAACGAAGGGCTAATCCCGAGCCTCGTAAATCCAACTTCCTGGAGCGCGTCAAGGATGATGTATCGGCTTTGGCTGTCCGTGCAATAGATGTCCGCTGCTAAACCTAAAAGGTGAGACGACTTCCGAGAGGCCGGATAGCCTTCTTTTATTAACTGTCGATTGTAAGCAACTGTACGAAAACCCCCACCTCGGGAAATAACGAACGGAATCCCGGCGCAGTCCCGAGCTTCATCCAACATAGCGAGAAAGTCGGAATCCATCATTTCTCCGCTGTTTACTTGGTCAGGAGAATCAAATTCGGAAAGGGTGAAATACCTCATTTCTCCGCGAGCATCAATTCAATCTTGTGGACGGCCTTAACGACCTCCTTCATCATATCCTTCAATTCGTCCTTGTCGGACTCCACGCGAATGATACGCCCCTTTAACTTCTCAATCTCGCGGTTTAGGTTTACCCATACCGCTACTATTGTTATTGCGCTTGGAAGAATCATTAGTACTATTTCGGTCGATGTCATCGAGAAACTTCTTTAATAGGGTTATGTTTTCCTTTCGGCTTTTTCTCATCCGAAATACGCTTTTAAATCTACGAGCCGTGGGTATCGGCTCTGCCCGCTTATGCTCATACCGCTTTGATAGTAGTCCGCTGGTTGTGGAATCATGTCCGCGCCCGTGTTAGAGCTGTACTCGGGGAACAAAGAGGAGTTATTGCAGAGGTATTCGTAAAGGCGGTACGAGTAAAATTGTGCGTTCTGACGCGCTCTTTCTACTTCGCGGTGCAAGTCGTCCGGGGAGATGGCTTGCGTGTCTTCTGAGACCCTTAAAACGAGCGAGCCGTTATCCATCTTTACGTACAACGAAGGGATAAGCTCTACCATCGTCCACCAGAGGGTGGCTTTACGTACATACGAATCCATCAACGTAGCGTAATCGCCCGACAAAGAAGAACCGGAAATATCACTCTTCAACTTCTCGAGGAGATCCGTACCCAAGTACAGTTGAATATACTTGTCCTGCGCGAGGATGATAGAAGGCACGAGATACGCATCCTCGAGGCTTCCGTTTATGTTGGTGATCCGCTTGATATAGTCCGGATTCACGAAGAGTACTTCTGCTGTAAGTGCCATTTATCGAGGGTTTAAAAAGCCGTTATTGGGCATATCGGTGGGACGTTGTGCTACGCGCTTATCATTCTCCTGGAGGCGTTTGGCATCTACCCCCGCCTCACGAATGAGCTTCTTCGCTTGGTTTACGGAGATCTTCTTGTTGTTCTTGCGGAGGTACGTTTGTCGCTTCCAGAAGTGGCGGCATGCTCCCCCGCCTTTGAACAACCAGACAGAATAAGTATCCGCCCCATTTGGCCCCCATCCGGGGTTGACGGCTCTATCTCCAGCAGCGATAATATCTTCTTTACGGTATACACGCCCCGCGCTTACCATCTTTCTACAGAATTCCCGCGAATTATCGGATACCGTGCCGGGGGCGTATGCGTAACGTACTTTGATAATCTCGGTGTCTTGTTCTGATCCGGCTTGGGGTTTAGAACTTGGGACGGTTGCAAAAGCCCACAAAGCATCGCGCGTCTCTTCGAGGTCGTAGTCCACTTCTACCTCGTCGATTAGCTCCCATTCATCCCCCATCTCTTCGCCTACCTCATCGAGGTAATTCATACAGCCGTCGAGGTTGGTTTCTTCGCTGTTTAAAGTCACCAAAGTACTTTGAAGCCCTGCGGCATTGAGAAGCGTTTTAACGGCATTCTCGACGACCCTACGAGCCGGAGCAATTACATTCTTCTCGAAGATAACCGCAGAGGCTTCCAATTCAGTACCGCCGCCCAACTTGCCGGGAGTAGCTACGCCAAACATCATCGGGTTCGTAACGCGGTGGCCGATCATAATCTTACCCGTTACCTCTTCCGAGAGGAACTGGTATTGTTTATCTGCGTCCGACAATTGGAACGGCTCGAAATCCGGCTTCCTTTCGGGATCGTCGGAGTACGTAACAATGAACTTCCCTGCGTTGCCCGCCCCGCTCAACTGGCGCTCGATGTCCATACGGATACGGTTCCTTTCTTCTTGGGGTGGGATGCCGTTCTTAAAGTGAATCGAGAACGAAGGGCTCATCCCGTTCTGGATGTTGTTAATGTGGTAAATCGAAATCTCTTTATCGAGTTCGATGTAGTTAATAGAACCGATGTAGTCCGGCTTTGGGTAATAGAACGACCCCGGGCTAAACGGCTTCACGTACATAATCTGCGTAGGGTGATCAAGCTTCTTATTTACGTCGAAGCAACAAATCTCTTCCGGCTCCTCGCGCTTGTCGCTCCAGTCCTTAGAATAGTAATAGTATTCGACCTTCTCATCTTCGTTTACGAAGCCGCTACGGACGTTCTCAAAAGGCAAGTGAGAGACGTTTGCAATCGTAGTACGGTCGAGGCTCCAATTCACCTCAAGAGCGAAGCCGCCTTGTATCTTAAAATCCAAACAAGCCTTGCGAAGTTCGTCATTCAAGTTCCATTGGTCGAAAGCGAGGCGGCCTTCTAAATCGTTAGCGTCGAACCCTTCGCCGTAAATCATCATAGCAATGGAGGTAACCAAAGCGTTGTGCGTGGCCGAAGAGTGGTAAAGATCCACCAGGTATTGGGGGAAGAGGTTGTCGTCTCCGTAATTGACGAAGCCCTCTCGGTTTGGAGTTTCGCGATACGAACGCTCCTCGTATTTTGCTAATTGTAGAATTTCCATTACTGGTAGTAAATAACGTTATCCGGGATGGATATAGAAGGAATGTCGTATCCGGTTTCTCCGGTTACCGTAAGCGTCCCGCGCTCAATTAAGCCCTCTACGCTTGCATCGGTAGGGGTGAGGTTCGTACTTGAGTTTTGCCCGTACACGTCATACGTATACTGCCCCGATTGCGTAAGAAGGACGCGCCCGGCAGTACCGAGCGGCTGGTTAGTGAAGACAGAGAGCTTCGTATATCGCGCATTATCAACCTCTACGTTTCCAACCATCGCATAAGTGTCTTGGCTCGCCATGCTCGTAAATATAACGAGATAGTGAGTAAACGCGTCGAAGTCCTTTTTCATCTCTTGAAGCGTGAGATAAATAAATTGTTCGTCGGAGCTATTGGGTGCGAGTGTAATCATATCGAAAAAGAAAAGGGAGGACTAATGCCCTCCCCCGTCCTGTAACCTGTGAACCAAACAAATGAAAATCAGGAACCAGCCGTGAAGGTGATATTCGCGTCCGAAGAAGAAACGAACGGAGCAGGAATAGCCTCCTCGGCTGTCAATTGGATTTGGTAACCGTTCAAGTCGCCCTTCGCGGTTCCCGTGCCGACGGTTCCTCCCGTTGCTTCTGCTCCGGTAGTGTGCCCCATCAACATATAGTTGTCGTTGTTGTCTTGGATGATAACGGCAAGACGGCTCTTCAACAAGTCGTAAATCTCTTCGTTATCCGTTGCACCGAGGTTCGGCATAGTCAACTCCAAAACTTGAGAGAAGAAAACCGTTCCGTTCTCAACTGAGGCCGTAACCGTCTGTTGGAATGAACCGCTGTTCTTCGTCAATTCAAAACCGTAAACCGTAATAGCGGTATCCGCTGCAATTACGCCGGAAGTAATTGAACCCCAATCGTCCGCGTCGAATGCCTTGATCCAAACGCGCTTGATTCCTCCGATTTTGTCTTTACAGGGGAAGGAACGCCCTGAAACTGTAATACTACAAGCCATGAGTTAGAGGAATTGTGGGGAGGGATTTTCAGCCCCTCCCCGATTCAATTAGGAGGTGCGAACAACCGCTGCGTAACCATCATGATCAACGACTTGCGTACCGCCGTTGAACTTCATGATAACGCGGGTAACGTCGTCACCAGTTACACCAGTCAAATCCAAAACAGAGGCTTGGATGTGATCAGTCAAGAGGTTAGTTCCGAAGTAGATGTTATCCAACTTCGTCAACAACAAGCAGTCTTCCGGCATACCTGCGGGTGTAATGATATCGTAACCAGCGTAGCGAGCAACCAAGCCATCGTTCAAGAACGGCTGGTTGTAAGTACCTGCAAGTGCCTTGTAGTAAAGGTTCGCAGTTGCACGGCCCATAATCAACTTGGTGTTGGGGTCGCCTTGAATAGCTGTAGGCAAAGTAGTGCAAAGCGTATTCAAGTGAGTCAATACACCAGTAGTTGCGTCAGAGTCAGCGGTAAAAGCTCCGGCGGCTGCGCTCTTGTAAGTTCCGCTTCCGTCTTGAACCTTTGCCATAATACCGTCGAACGAAGTGTTCGCGTTGGCAGTAGAACCGTCGATTTCGAAGTTACCCTGCCACATATTCAACTCTACGCCTTCGGCAACCTTTGCAGCCACGTATTGAGCGACGTAAGAAGAGAAGTCAGCGGGAGCGGCTGAAGACTGTCCGCGCATCTGCGCAGATTCCCAAGTTAAACGAAGGTCTTCGTTACAAACCTGTTCGTTGATCTTGAGCGCAGTTGCTTCGAGGACTGCTTCGCCCAAAGTCAACGGGCCGGATCCGGTTACAAAACCGCAGTCCGTGTCGGGGTGCATTGCTACACCTGAGAACTTGCGGAGAACCGCTTTTGAGTGTACGTTTTCAAGAACGGAAATGTAACCGTTCGCAATTGAGTCAGCGGAGAGAACTGCCGCCGCAACATAAGGTCGTGCCGCTTCACCCGCGTAGGTTCCGACGGCGATACTAGCGTTAGCCATTATTTAGAGAATTGGTTGTGGATCGCGGCAACGCGCTCCTGGATTGATAAACTTTTTAAATCGACGGGGGCGGGTGCCTCCATCTTTGGAGCGCGTGAGAGGCTCTTAGTAGCCTGCTTACTCAACTCCGTAATCTTTGCATCGCGCTCTTCGATTTGTGAAGAGAACTCCGCCTTCGTTGCTTCGATTGCTTCTGCGATCATACCTGCAACGTCCTCGCGTGTCAATACCTCGGAAGATGCTTCGACCGCTTCGACCTCTTCGGCCTTTGGTTCTTCGGACATCTCTTCTTCCTTCTCCTCTTCGGCCTCAACTTCGGCTTCGGCTTCTTTCATCTCTGAAACTGCGCCTTCAGCAACGACCAACATAGAGCCGTCTTGCAAAGTGTACTCACCATCGGGGAGAGGGATTTGTTCGCCTTCGTCGTTTACTACGAAAACAGCGACACCGACCGCGAAGGCTTCCGCATCGGTTTGGATTTCTTGCCCGCTGTCAAGCGTAGCAACTGCAAATTTTACCTCCGCATTCTCTTCGACCGACAACTCTACAGAGTACTTGTCGAAGATTTCGGAGATGCGTTCTTTAAGTGTCATCTTCGAGGGATTTTTTATATAACGGTTTACGAACCTTGTTCCTTACTCAATCGTTCCTCCAGGTACTCGAGTGCCATCTCGACCTCTACCGCCCAAAGCAACTCCAACTCTGTTAGCTTGGACTTCGACCAACGTAAGCCGGCCTTGCCTCCCCACAAGAGATAAGAGATAGTCCCGCATTCGGTCGTCGAATTTGGATCGTAGTATTCTTCCGCCCGTGACAGGTACGAGTACATTCGCTTAATCGTCTCCTCGGAGATGGGTTCACCGTTGGCGAGTTGTTGCGCTCGCACCTTTCCCGTCTGCGTAGCGCATTTATTGCCTTGGTTCTCGTTTAATTCAATGCCCCTCTTGGCGTTGTTCTTCACCGCGTCGGGATAATCGGTATACGACTCCATATCTACGCGCTTTCCCTTCTTGTATCGCTTGTCCTCCTTTACGGTGGCGCGGCTCATCTCGTATTTATTTGCGAAATACCCCTCGATTGAGAAGCCCTTGACGCTGCCCTCCTTTACGAACTTCTCCCAAATCGCGTCGTTCTCTACTTTCATAGATACCATCCACGTACCAACGGGAACCTCAAGCCCATACATACGGGATTTATCTTGCTCGCCTTCTACGATCCAACTCTCTACAACGTGGAGACCGTTAATCTTGTGTTCGTGTTCGAGGGTTGCATTGGCTTGGTTGCCGTTCTTGAAGTAAAGCTCCATCGCCCGTCGGACGGTCTTCTTTGAGAAGTAAACGTAATACTCTTCCTCCCCGTTCCTTCTATAAATAGGCTTATCGGGAATGAGTGCCGCACCCATTACAATACGTTTCTCTTCGTCCTGCGTCTTGAATTGCAAGAGTTGCGCGTTCATCGCGATAAAGTCCGACTCAATTGCGGGTTGTTCTACGAGGGAAATAGCGTCGATTCCGTAGAGTTCCGCTTCTTCATCAATTACGAGTTCTAAAATATTCATCCTACAAGAGTGGCTTGGTCGTTAATACGTTGATTGGCTTGTTGGGCGTTCGATACTTCCGAAGAGACGACGTAGGTACGGAAGCCCGTTTGCCCTGCTCCCGCCCCTAAAAATCCGAGGTCGAGTTGTGGGGTAGTCGGTGCGGGTTCTGATATAGTTTGAGAAGGTGCGGAAGGTGTAGACCCTCCTCCGCCTCCGCCGAATTGACTGCGGGCAATGGTTGCCACTTGTGCCGCACCCGTAAGGGCAGCGAGTGCCGCACCAGGTAAACCCGCAGGAATACCCAAACCACCAACCGCCGGGTTAATGGCAGCCACGACCGCTCCGGCTGTGTTAATGATGGCTTGCGCAATGCCGATAGCCTTGTTACGTTGGAAGGCTTTCTTTTGCTCTTCTTCGCTGTCTCCCGCGAAGGCGTCGTTCAATTGTCGGAGAGCGTCAAGGGAGGCGTTCGCATAGGCGAGGCGATCGTCCAAAACCGCTCGGTTATCGGCAATCTCTTTCTTCGCATTTTCTTCTTTGAGCTTTGCTTCCTCATCAAGCAACCTTTTCCGCTCTTCTGCGGCTTCTTGTTCTTTCGCAATCTTCTCCTCTTCTATGGCGATAGCCTCTTGATTGAGGCCATAAATGGAAGTCATCAATTCCGTTTGAACGGCTGCACTACTTTCGGCGGCTTCGGCGGCTGCAATGCGTGCCTCTGCGAGTCGGTCTTGCCGTTCGATAGAATCGCCCTGCAAAGCTATTTCGCGCTCGATAAGTGCAACCTCATCGTTTGCGATTTGCATCCGCTCCATTGCGAATTGTTGATCCAGTTCGGCAGCGCGTTCCGCCGCTTTAATCCTGTCTTCAATGGAGAGTCGTTCGTCGTCCCTTTGTTGCTTGAGTTGTTCTATCTCCGCACGCGCTTCGGCGTACTCTACGTTCAACTCCCTTTGTTGGTCTCTGAGGCGTTGTTGTTCCTTAGTGAGGTCGGTAGACGCTGCGACCGCTTTACTAACTTCTTCTTTGTATTCGCTTGCGAACTCCGTAACCGCTTCCGCTGCTTCTCCTATTTTGTCCGTTATATCTGTAACACCAAAGGCCACTTGCCCCACGGCATCCGCTGCGACTTTTGAGGCCGCTTTCCATTTGCCATCCATCAACAATTCCCACGCTTCCCCAATCTTTGGGATGAAGTTTAGAATACCGTCAATACGGTTCTGGATGTTTTGCTTAATGGCATCCCCGAGCTTCTTAATGGACTCAACCGGATTTGAAAAAGCGTCTACCACAGCCCCCGCAAATGGCTCGATACGTTGAACCAAGATATTGAAGGCAGCTCCCACAGCCGAAACAACTACCTCGAACGCTTCCGCGATCTTCTTGTTTTCGGCCATCTTTGCGGCAAGCCCTGCGAGGATACCAATTAGCGCCCCTATACCCGTGGCGGCGATAGCCGTTCCCAAAGCCTTAAAACCGGAAGCGCCGAGGCGACCAGCCGCGCGTAGCCCCTTCCCTACCTTGCTCGTTTTCTTTGCGCTGTCATCGAGTTTCTGGTCTACCTCCGATAAACCCGAAACAATTTCATCGAGTGACTTGGTTACTTCGCCTGTATCCGTCTTATACGTTAAGAGGATGTCTTGTGAATTAGCCATTCGAGGGATTTATATAAGATGAAGCAAAGCGTTAAAACGTAAACCACAGCGAGAAACCAATCCAATACCTTGAACCAAATGGGGACTCGAACCCGTTCCCCTTTCGCCTGGAGCAATTGAATCGCTTCGCCTATATAACGGTGATTGTCAAGATTCCTCATTGCTCGAAAGATTGGTAACAACGCTGCGCGGTCGGATTATAGACATAACCGTATTTGGTACAACAAATAGAGTTGCCCGGTAATAGTGAGTATGTTGTCATTCCGGCTGCATTCTCAAAACGAATTTCGCCCGTTGCTTTGTTGATTGCAATTGGAAGCCATTGACAATCGCGAACCTCCGAAAGCATTTTGAGGAGTTCCACCTTTACGAGATCATCCGAAGTAGCGTCGTAAGAAATAGAGAGTATTCTCCAGTACGTATCCTTCAAGTAAATCTTATCCGAAAATTCGAACGTAGCTATGTCCGCCCGCGTCAACCGGAAGAAGGCGGTTAATTTGCGAGCGTCGGAACTGTATAACTGATTTACGAACGGCGACCAATACTGATAATAAAGCGTATTTAACGGGTTGGCTTGTATGATGTGAAACGGCTTCTCTGGCCCATACCCTAAATCTTCGCTCGTTACCGTAGCGTTTAAGGCGGAGTACTGCGAAAAGGCAGGATAATCCGTAGCCGTTGCGGGCGTACTGTTGTCGTCTTCGTAGTAATTGATTTGCCCGCTTGGTGTTCCGTTCCAAAAGGCCAAACGCGGGAGCGGGTTCTTTATTCGCTTATCGGCTTGCTCCGTATCCACGAGCATACGGTGAACCGCGTAATTCGTGCCGGGTATGTACGAGGCGACGTGCGGAGCGAATGGGCTTTTGATTTCTTTCGTACCCGAAGCGAAATCGTTCTCCGGATCGTCCACACGGTATCGACCATATACCCGCGAAGCGTTTTTAAATACCAAGTCGTTCACAAGGTCTTTTCCATTCGAGTGCGTCCATTCGTACCGCCTAGATTGTAGGTCGGTCGTTGGCTCGATTGTGAGGTCTTTTGAGAGGTCTATCTTATTCGTCCAATCCTTCTTGGCTCCTGAAGCGAGATAGTCGTTAAACGGCTCTATATAGAGCTTCTTCGGATTGTTTCTGTCCGGGATGAATACGAGGTTGAACATCTTTTGCAAACCAGACACGAAGTCGATTTGCTTCATCTCCGGCATATTGGCTTCTACGTCGACCGTCTGACCACTGAGAGGCTCTGTTATCTCTAACAGTTCCAGCGATGTTCCCCCAGGGGCGAGTTGGTTTGTTCCTGTAAAAGTTACCGAATGGCCGTTATCACTTACCTCAAAACCAATTGCGAAAGTATCGCCTTGATCTAATAGAATCGGGTGGGATGTTTTGGTGATGCTTCCGGAACCTGACTCTTGAACAAGTAAGGGCCAATATCCCTGGTCTCCGGATACTTGCGCCGTTCCGTCGATTATACTCCCCATTGTAATGCTGTGGGGGCTGGCAACGCTGTAAGTAATGTTTGCCCGAAACGTATAGAACCCCCGAAAAGGCGCGGTATAAACACCGGATGCAACATTGCCATTTGTATCATAAAACGGAGATGTTTCTACAAAGTCGGTTATTTCGGGGCCATCGATATTGAAAAGCGTAGCATTCGAAGCAAGCCCAATCGCAAAGGTTTCACTTTCAGGAGAGGCAGCCCCAACGCCTATCGGAGTTCTATTGCCTCGGTTCATCAACAAGTAGAGGTTGCTTTGCCTCGTGAAGAAGGTGGAATCCATCTCGTACCCTGCATTATCGAGAATCTCTTCCAATAATTTAGAGGCTCGGAAATACGGTGTGAAGTCGCCGTGTTCGAGGGGGTTGGTACTGCTCCAAAGATTATCGCTTGTCCAGTTCTGCCCCTTGTCCGGTAGGCCGTAACGTATCGCCCCGCTCGAAAGGCTGCCCGTCCAGCTCGCTTCTATATTCGTAGCGTTTAAGGTGTGGTCATACGCGGAGAGGTCGAGATCCGTAAGCATACCGTCCCCAATATCCCGCGAGAGGTTTGCCGTCTCTCCAAAGAATACGAGTTCCACGTCTGCATATTTCCCTTTCTGAACGTATATGGCCTTCACCTGGACGAAGCCCCGCATTACGGGAATCGTGTTATAGGAAAGCTCCGCGTCTACTTTCGTCTTGGGATCCCAATCCGGAATCAGTCCGAACTCGTTTACTGGGCCAAAGTAATCTTGGTTCTTCTTCGTGAGTGGTACGCGGAAGGTCTGCGAAAAGTTCGAGCTGCTCGCGTTGATTTCTTGCAAGTTGCTGAACTGATACGAGAGGTTGACGGGTTCATTCTCGTACAACTCTATTTCGTTTCCGTCAATCGTAAGCCTTAGCATCGGATGATTTGTGCGAGTTCAACTTCGAACGAAGTAACAAAGACCTTCGAAACGGTTTCTTCTTGTACCTGCATCGAGTTGGTCGAGATGGTTACGGGAACCCATAAGCCGTCGATTCGTGCCATTACGTTTTTACTCCTCATGCAGTATTGCATAAGTGTGAGTTCCTCAATAGTGAGAATGCCGTTCAATTGGTAGCGTTCTTTCGCTTCGAGTTGATACGGCTTTATTTCTCTCGCTGTAGGTGCGAAGGAAAAAGAAGAAGCGTCGTAATCGCCCACTATCTTTCGATACGTCTTCTCCTCTCTCGTAACCGTCTTTTGCTTCTTTCCGTTAAAGCGTAGGTAATCCCACCCGCCGCGCGTATTTGCCCACGCCAATTGTACCGCTTCATTTTTAGAATAGCGGCAATTATTGGTGACTCGAATCTTGTTCCCGCTTTGTACTCCTGAAGAATTTGCTGGTATTAGCTCGTAATAACTCCACCCGCCCGCTACGGCGTTGAGGGCGTTTGTCAAAGGAATATAAGAAGCCGGGTAGAGGTATGCATAAAGGAGAGTCCCGTACCAATTTGATGCGGCTGCGGCTGCGGGCGACTGCCCTCCCGTAGGGGCTCCAATGACGTAATTTAATGAGTCATCTTCTACTCCGTCGTTATCGTAAATAACGGCGATTATTTGCCCTACTTGGGAACTCGTGTCGTCGGTATTGATAAAGGCAAATACTCCCGTATCTTCAATCCCCGCCGTTACGTGGATTATGTTGCTACTTGGTACGCGGTCCGTAAGCCAAAACTTCTCGCTTGCACTCGTCCCGTAATAGTCGCTATATCCCGGGTCTAGTCCTGCGGAGATCTGTTCGTATCCATCGAGGAGATAGTAATTGGCTGAGATGTCTTCGGCAGTGCTTTCGCTGCTTCCGTCAAAGTGCCCTATCTTAACTACGTATTTCTTTACCCCGTTATTCGCTCGCGTAAATACGTTATTGTTCAGCGAGTGGATTGTAGAAGTTAGCCCGTATTTAAATATGTCTACCTCTACCCGACCCAAAACGACTTCAGACAAGTCAAAGAAAGCGGTTTCGTTCGTGTTTGGCGTAAGGTATAGTTTGGCTATAGGGTCAACGGTGTCATTCTCGAAAACCTCTACTATAAAGCGATAATCGTCCGTAATTGTTATATCGGGAATAATTGTAAAGATCAGTTTCTGCCCTGCGGGTAACCACTGGTCCGAAGGTGAGTCGTCAATAGATGCCATTATTTCACTGTGATATTACCGAGTTTCAACTTGAACTTGTCTTTCAGGTCTTCCGCTACCGCATCGCCGATTTGTTTATTGAAGCGACCAGAGACAGCAACGAAGGCTTTCTCATAGAACCGAAGGCCAACGATTCCCTTACGTTTTACGCTGCGAGCGATTAAGAACGCGAGGGAGTTCATGTTGCTTTGGCTTTGTTTCTTGAAGCGCCCTTTCTCATCGCGTAGGCGGATGCCCTTCGAACGGATCCACGGCAAGAATACTTTAGAGGGTGGTTGTTTGCGGAATCGAAAGAAGGGGCTTTTCTGGTTCTTCTCCGTGCCGTTCACGCCCCAATGCAAAAAGGCCGCGTATTTGTTCGCCTTGCCCCTTGCCCCAAACGTAACCTCCCGCACTTCGTTACCTCGTACCCGGACGCGGTAAGACAAGGAGCGTTTGAGCGTTCCCGTAGCTACGCCGTAATTCTTGTTCTTGCCGATCCTACGCCCTCCGAGATGGCGACGGGCCGACTTCACTACCTCATCGGCGAAGCGAATTATTACCTCGTTGAGGTTCTTCATATTCCCGCCTTTTCGCTTGCCTTCTTGCAGTGGTTCGCCTCGATGCTGTCCAGGTAGTTAGTTAACCAATTACCGAGCTTCGAAAGTGTCTTTTCTCTTTGGTTGGCTCCGAGTACCGCAGAGACGGAATGAGTACCGAAGGGTACGCCTCGCTTTGTTAGAGCCGCTGTAAGGAACGAACCCGAACAAACGGATACCACCTTACTCACGGAACGAAAGAAGCCGTATATAAGCCCCCAAATCGTTCTTACGAGGTTTTGAGCGGTAAACCACAAAGAGTCGAGGACGGTAAACACAATCCCCACCGGGATAGCTACTGCCGCCAAAACGAGAAGGAGTAAAACCTTAGATATCTTCTTCAGGAAACCAGCCATGGTCAATCATGTATTGTTGATCCCGAATCGTGGTATCGCTTGGTACGATGTGTCCGAACGGGAACTTGTTATTAGTTTGAACGTATGCGGAGAGCGAATACCGTTCCTCGGATGTAAGCTCGGGAAAGCAAGCCACCAACTTCTCAAGCGTTGCAGCTTCGTGTACCTTAATAACGTAATCCGTATCCACTTGCAGCGCGTTCTGTACGCCGTCGGGATGCGTTACAATTGGAAAAACGGTGGAAGCCGCTTCCCCTTCTGCCTGAATAAGTACGGGCCGCGAGATGTTGTAAAGTTCTCGCGTGATTTGGTACGCTCTTCGTTCGCTTGTCTGCGTGGCGGTTGGTAGAACTATGATGTACTGCATCAGTAGATTGAATAGAAGGTGTTGATGTTGTCCTCGATGTTCGTGCGGTTGCTCGATTGGTCAGAACCGTAAATTATTACCTCTTGGACATTGCAATTGGCATAAAAGGCTTCATCTAAATTTGCGATTCCGTCTTGCCCCGATGCAGCGCCCGTTGTTCGGGTAGCTGTCCCTACGCTTGTTGAATTCAGCCACGCTTCAACACCGTTCAATGTTGTTCCTGCAATCATTGTGTGCAAGTTTTGATTGGTGTCTTGTGTCGTTGTTATTGCTGTTGCACTGTCGGCGTATCCATAGTTGAAGTTTCCGCTTGCTATGAATGGCGCGTACCAACGCTTGTTCCCATCTGAACCGCTTAAACCCAACATTACAGCGTTTGATATTGTTATCATTCTGCCGACGGTAAACGAAGAAAGCGAACCAATGTCAAGACCTGAAGTATTAAGTAGATAACCGTCATTCGACCCATCAAACTCAACCGCAGGCTTCCCGTTCTCCGTCACCACGCCCGTCGTCCCGTCGTAAATCTTCGGCATATCCGCCGTAGTCGTTTGCGTGGCGTCGTTTGAGTTGGATGACTGGTCGTACCAGTAACGAATGAACCCATCGTTTGACCCACAGTGGGCAGCCAAGGCCGTCGTGTCAAGTTCACCGCTTCCGTCAAACCCGATGTCTGCGTAACTCGTGCCGTTCCAAACGTTAATTG